TTCACTTGGTCCACCCATAGAGTTCATATCTTCAAAAGCTCTAACCTCATCAGGTGAAATAACACCAATGTTTACAAGTGTTCTATAGTAGTCTGCTCTCGACTTAGAGTCACCTCTTAGAAGGGCAGTTAAATTAAATTTAAAGTATTGTTTACCTTTTTGTTTTACAGGTATTAACTTTTGATTTAAAGCCATCTCAATACGCTTAATCCAAGGTGTGATAGTGTGTACCACAAAGTCGATTTGCTGTGCCTCGATATTAGAATAGGTAGCGTTAGATAAATCGTTAACGAGATGGTTAGGCACTCTAAAGATTCTACAAATATCACTAATTTGATATTGTCTAGTCTCTAAGAATTGTGCTTGATTGTTTGGAATCTGTCGTGGAGAAAAGTCCATTCCTTCTTCAAGTATTGCAGTTTTACCTGCATTAATCGAACCACTATAAGTTTGATTCCAACTAGCTCGTAATCTCTTAGCAGTCTCAGGTTTTAATACTCCAGGATGTTTGAGGATTCCCCCGATAGAAGCTCCATTTTTGAAAAAAGAACCTGCAAATTGTTCGATAGATAAAGATATACCTAAAGACTCTGCTGCACTTTGTATCGGTGACTTACCCATAACTCCATCACAAGATAATCCCTTAACGTGGATCATATTCTCTGAAGTTACTTTACCACTAATAGGATAAGGTATAGTTTCGTTTTGTTCTATTTCATAATAAACTTCTCTACCATCAGGTGATACATAGACACTTACATCATCACATTGGATAGGGATTATTTGAGTAGGTAGACCGCCATTGTTTCTTTCAATGTAAGCAAAGAAATTTCCATCGAGGCAAAGGTCTACTAAAGCTCTTTCAAAAAAGCTGAAAGAATTGTAGAGAGTTGAAGGTTGCTCTCCTACTAAAGAGTGAAGTGGATTGTCAGATAAGATATATCTTTTGTTATCTGCATCTTTTTCGTATAACGAGATAGGTAGAGAAGCTATTGTTTCAGAAATTACTTTTACGCAGCTCCAAACTGTTGATAGTTGTAGAGAGCGTTCTTTTGAAATTGGTTGGTTAGATGAGTTGCCCATTATTGAAGCGTTCCCATATAAACTCGTGTTGTAAAACCTTTCCTCTTGGTTAGGTTGTACTTGTTGTGGTTTTCTTCTGAAAAAATCTAATATGTTTGCCAAATCCCTAGTGGTTTAATATACCTTATCCATATAGATATATATAAAAAGGGTTTTTGTGAACCTTTTACTTGTATTTTTTTCTAAGGTGACCTGTAATCCCTTTGATATACTTGTAAATTTGCCTTGTAGAAACACCCATAATCTTAGCTATATCAGTAACTTTCAGGTTATAAACATACCTTAACTCAACTATTTTCTTCTCTTTTTTAGTAAGTAAGTGCTGTATATCAAGCCAAATCTTGTCAGCTAATGGATTATATTCTTCAGTATCGTCAATATCAATGAAAGGTATTTGCTGTCTGTACTTTTTGTGGAATGGTGAAGTGCTAGAGAATACTTGGTTGGTGATTATCCTAGCTATATAGAATTTAAAGTAACCTTGTTCGTAGATAGTTTGCACAGACTCATCGCCTTGATTAAGCAAAATTAAGCACACCTCTTGCACTAAGTCATCTACAAGGTAAAGATTTTTATTGCTCCTAAGAACATTCGTACAAATCTCTCTAATTGAGTTGTACTCCTTTTCTACTATCTCGTTCTTAGATAAAAAATATTTCTTTGTCATCGTAAGCCGAGCCACCTTTATTTTTATTTTCCATAGCCTCAGATAGTGCCATAATACAAGCTACGACACCATCAATCTTTTCGTTACTTTTTGCTTTATTAGGTTTTACATTACCTGCTGGGTCAAACGTAAGTACCACATTACTCATCATCCATCTAAGAACTGGGTCTCCTCCGTGACGAATCTTTCCACTAAGAATTAATGTTTCAAATTCTTTAGTTGCAGGTGACATAGTTTTAAATCCTTGACCTACAGGAACGCAAGGACATCCATCTTCTGTCAGGTCGATTATTAGCTGTGATGAGTTCCATCTATCGTATGCAACTATCTGAATATCATAAAGCTCACTTAACTCAACAATCTTTTGCTTTATGTAGTTGTAGTCAGTCACATCTCCAGGAGTATAGATAACATAATCTTCTCTGTGCCACTTATCATAATTTACTTTATCTCTCTCTGACCTTCTCTTAGCGTTTTCTTCAGGTACAAAATTGTAGTTGATTATATCGTAACCACCCTCATCATCAGGGAACAATAAAGCTAAACAAGTAATATCTCGTGTACTTGCAAGGTCTAATCCTGCGTAACAAACTTTACCTCTTAGATAATTCTTATCAACCTCACCATCACACAGCATCCATTTCTCGTCACTAATCCACTTAGTTTCATTAGCAACCCATTGATTTAAGTGGAGTCTACGCCAAGTATTCTCAAATGAAGGTTCATTTTTTGCTTTGATAGCTTGTTGTTGCATATACTCTTTAGTCACTATACTTCCGTAACCAGGATTAGCCTTCTTCCAAACCTCTTCGCTAAAAATATCATCTCCTTCATCAGCCTCATAAACAACTGCTAAGAACGAATCGTCATCAATAGAACCTTCAATTAATTTTTTAGAATAGTCGTAAAGCTCTCTCGATATGTGGTCTTTCTGATTACCTGCCCCTGCCGTAGTTATTCCTAACATTAGAGGTTCTTTTCTAGCACCCATAGAGGTAAGTAACACATCGTAGAGGTCACGATTCTTGTGCGAGTGAATCTCATCCAGTAAACAACAAGAGAGGTTTAGTCCGTGCTTGGTATCTGCATCTGCCGATATAACTTTGTAGTACGATCCAACCTTATCGTAAGTAATTGAGTCACGATAAGTACCTGCTCTTTTGATAAGGTTAGGCTCTTGTAAAACCATTTGTTTAGCTATCGAGAAACTTAACCTTGCTTGTTCTTTATCAGCAGCAGCCGATACAATCTCAGCTCCTTTCTCTCCATCAGAAAAAAGCATATAGAGTGCTATACCAACCATCATCGTAGTCTTTCCATTCTTACGAGGAATGAAGATAAAGCACTGTCTGAATTTTCTAAGATTTGTTTTCTTAGACTTCCAACCAAAGATAGCTTCTATGATTTCTATTTGCCAAGGTTCTAGTACGAATGGTTGACCTGCTAATTCTCCCTTAGTGTGTTTACAGAAAGTTTGAATAAAGTCACAAGCTCTCTTCGCTGACTTATCATCAAAGTAGTATTTAGACTCATCTATTCTGTGAAGATTATTCGCCACCGTTAAAGAAATTTTCTATTTTAACATCAGGTGTGTTACCTTGATTTTCAATGGCATTTACCTTGGCTCTACTAGAAGGGGTTAGACCAAATTCTTTAAGTAGTTGAAAGACTCTAACAAAAGATTGATTAGCTATTTGTACTTCAGGTCTAATAACAGATTTAGAATTACCTTCTCTTGAAGTAACTTCCATAGTCGCACCAAGTTCGTTAACAACTTCCTTAGCTCTCTTGTATTCGCTATAAGCATCACAAAGTAAAGTTAAGGCTAACTCATCTGCCTGAGTCAGGACAGACATATCGTGAAGTAAATTGCTTAGTTCACTAAATGCCTTTTGTCCATCTTCAGATAACCAAGTTGGTATCGGGGGGATAACAGAAGGTAGCTTCGGTTCGTTCTCGTTCATACGATCCTTGCGAAGTGTACCTCTTTGCTTTTTTAATTCTGTTGGTAGTCTTTTCATAAACTTAGACAAATATATAAAAATTATTTAAACTATATATATATACTTTATCTTTATCTTTATCTTTAACCCTATCCTTGACCCCAAGTATGGGGTATGTTAGAGGTCAAAGAAGGGGCTTAGTTGAGGTCAAAGTAACCCCTTTATCCTCTAACCCGTATTTATAGTAGTATTTCTTGTAGCCTTTCCAGTTAGTGAACTTCTCAAGCTTCCAACCGAACATCAATTCGTCAGTTCCCTTAGTCACCAACTTAACTTCTTTTTTTTCTTCCATAACATTTTTTTTAGATGGGCTAATATACAAAAATAGTTTGGGTAAACTTACAAATGGTCTAGGTAGAATAACTA